ACGTGCTGCTTCTTACGTCTTCAGGTTAACCTGGCTCAGTACTTGTACTTCGTCAACGGAACAGTTGAGGAATACTGAGGGGACAAAACAAGACGCTTGAGTTTTTCCATCAAGTCTTCATCGTCCACTTTTCTATTGTCTTCAATAACAGGAGCCTTTTTGGTCAAACGTGACGAAAAAGGAATAATTACATTACTACTCTGCACTGAAGTGAGAAAACGCGGGTTAGCTGATCCCATAGTGAGGTAAAATACCTGATCATGGTCAGTTATACCGGCTGTTAAGGGCCCAGTTAGGCTGATGATCGCGTTTGGAGCGGTGGTCTGAAGGGTAAAAGTTTGTGCCCAAAAGTCAGTACCACCCCAAGCTTCTGATTCAACAGCAAGAATCTGTGTTACGGTGCCTTTATCGACAGTCATAGATGGTCTACGACCTGCATCATATCCTGCACCTCCATAATAAACAGTGACATAGCCGCAAAAGTAATCGCTTAAAACTAAGCCAAAATCACCAAGCGGTTCCACTGTCATATTACCTGAGGTCTGACGAATATCAGTTGATGTTATGGGGGATATCATGTTCTGTCCACCAATTGGGGTGGGAATAGAACTGCAGTTGTAGAACGTGTAGAAACAACTGTTTAACTTCAGTTGAGACTCAGGATCTGGGATGAGTAGCTCAACATCGTATTCTACATACAATTTGCCAATCATGTTAGTACCATCGCCTGATGCTGAGGTACCTAAATAAACATTGACTGGATCATACAACAGATAATCTGTGTAAGTCTCATAAGGAGAACGTATCAAATAAGTTCCCTTCTGGGTTTGAGCAAATTGCGTTGCACGGATTGGCATAGTTTTCTTCGTCCACACTGAACCCTCAACTGCATCAAACGTGTTGAGGTATTGAAGAGCGTTCAACATGGGAGGGCGTTGGACATCATAATCAGGATACATCCAAACACTGCCTGGAGTGGCAGAAGATGAGTTCGGAATGTAATGAAATGTCATGCCCATAATCCTGTACTTTTCATAAGAATTGGCCATGGTTGAGAGCCATGGAAAAGTGAATGGATCCGCTGGATTAACGCGGAATTGATACATCGTAGCACTAGCCATTCCTGGCAGCTCCATGATGAACTCGGTGTGACTAATTCTGGAGAATGATTTATTACCATTACGTCCGTTAATCTTTGGACCGGTTTGACGCCTGTCATAACCGATACCAGTCGCCTGAGAATGAGACTGGACTCCAAGCCCATTTCTTTTACGGCGAGACTTCCTGCGTGGAGCGGAAGCTACAAGGGTCACTTGTTGAGTTTTTGCTGGTTTACGGGTCTTTTTCTTTTGGTTTGGTTTGTTTTGTTGGATTTTTGTGAATTTTTCTGAGAGCATGGATGTTTTTTAGTCGTGTCAATGAAATTACATGGTTACGATATGAGTACGAGTACCGTTCTCGGGTGTCTTTCCAAGCACATCTGCAGGCTCATTTCTGAGTCTGAGGCCCCTCTTTTCTGAGAGAGGATAGACAGCCCCTAAGGGATTTATTAACACTGGGCTAGTTTCGTGTCATAACCGGAAATGGGACAGAGCACAGAACAGTTTAACGTCATAACCGTGGTTGGACAAAAAGAAATTAATAATCGAAAATTAATTTCTTGAAAATTGGGTGCCAGTACAAAGTCGGTAACTGGTGTGCTTCAACTAGACCAAGAAGGTCTATGAAATCAATCTGTTCTTCAACACTAATATTATATCGATCCATCATAAATGAATTCCACTCGACATCAGGAATGTGTGTTTCATCTTGTTTAACTTGCCAAAACTCCAAACCCATATCAATAGGAGCAGAACCATCAGTGAGACGTCTTATGATGGTGTCAATTCCTGTATAAAACCAATTAGTGTTCATCTTGCCATATCCAAGCCACATACCTCGTAGCACAGCTCTGCATTTCAAATTAAGAGTGACATTCTTACGAGGATCTATTATGTTGATGTCTTCTAAAACTTTCCCAAATTTAAGAAGAAAACTTGGTAGGCGCACCCATGACAACAAGCCATCTCTATCATAAAGGAAGATACCCTTCAAATAGGTGGCTCTGTTGGGGGCAACCTTTTTCAGTTTTGCTGACAGCCCAAGAGAAGAATACGCATATTCCATTTTCTTTATATCAACTTCTCCATTATTGTCTATGCTATAATCATAGGCTGCAATCGTAGCGGCTATGTTTATAATCGAGTTGTCGAGACACGTGGCTGCTTCTCCAGTGAATCTCATGTCGGGAACTTTCCCTGCTTTGTCTTTCAGAGTGGGCAATTTTTTGTTGCAGTCGCGCGGAGGATACATGCGCACAGTTTTCTTATACATCTTCTCTTTTTCTGATATCAATTCACCAAAGCCCCATCGCAACATTTGAGAATTCAAAGGATCGCGAAGAAATTTCGACTGGGAACGGTCATAAGATTTGAAATCGTTCTCTATGACTGATCCCTCTCCAAGACAAACTGTGCCCGCTTGATCATCACCTAAAACCATAAAGTGAACTCCAGACGTAGAAAGAGCTGCTCTGTAGTACGTGTTCAACGTGCATGAGGTAGCTCCACAAGAAAAATATGAAGTGTATATTCTTTGTCGGAATTCAATAGGATAATCCATGGAACTGGAAAAAACGTATGATGACATATATTCACTAATTTCACTGGTTTGTTGTCCTTGCATCAAAAACTCATGGCCAGAAAGGTTACATAAAAAGCGAGGAACAAACTTATCTTTCGCATTGATCATTTCATCAGTCTTGAGTTGAGCTTTTATAGTGGGTCTTAACACTCCATTAGTCAAATCCTTTTCTGCTTCTTTCAAATTCTTTTTCTGTCGTGCTTTCAATGAAGAAAACCAGTTTGGATCCTTAATGTGACCAAAAGGTATCATCGCCATAACTTCCTTATACGCTGCATAAATGTTTTGATCGGAAATCACAGAATTGAGTTGAGCATTTACCCTAGTGTCTATACATGCGCACATATTTTCATAAGTGTTTGAAGGAACAGCCATTTCACTGGTAGCCCACAAAATAGGAGAAAAAGTGCCTGGATTTTTCTTTGGTTCAGGCAGAGCCCCGTTTTGCTGTGTAGCATACTGAAAACTCTGAGGCATAATAAGAGTGGGAAGCTCTCGCCTAGGGAGAGACGCTTCTGTAATTGGTTCAATGGTAGTGACCATGTCATGCTTCCCTGTAATTAAAAACTGGAGATACATTTCTTTCAAAATGCTGGGTTTCTGAGTATTACGAGCGAAGTGCATGTCAATTCTTTCAAAGAGAGGATGGGCCATTGATTTTGAGTGCCATTTATGGGTACGCCAGTCACCGTACTTGATCCTTTCAAGCCAGGTGACCATAGTCAACCCTCCAGGAAGGGACTTCAGAAATTCTTCAAAATAAACAGAAAATTCTGGAAAAGTAGAAATCAATTCGCATTTACACTTATCGTACTTGAAGTTGCAAGGCAATAAAGCTTTCCCATGAAATTCAACAGTGATTGGACTCATGACTTTTGGAAAGAAATAATACCACAACCTACCCATCAAAGCTACAAACAATCTCTTGAGAGTGGTTGATGCGGTAGTGGAATTCATTGGAGGATTGCGGATTAAATTGCAAACTACAAGGCAATTATTGAGGGCATGAGCAGCTACGGCTTTGTCAAAATCCATTTTAGTCCATAATTCGTGCAAACGCAAAGTTCCCCAATGTTCATTTTGGACACGCTCTGCTACAGAGAGCCAAAAATAGTTAAGGGGACTTTCTCTTTTGTATCTTTCTTCCCAGTTGATTTGACCTGGAGACACTATACTAGCTGTTTTGCATGGAAATTGATGGTTAAAAACATGGCCAATGCTTTGGGGATTGATTGCTTTACTCACTTCAATGTCAATAATACGGTTATGCGCTGGAGTTTGCCAATCGAAAACTTCATAAACTTTAAAGGCTGGTGGTTTCGGCACAACAGCGCCTCCACGAAAACCAACCGACCGAAAAACCAATTTTGACAAAACCCACTTCACTATAGCATAAAATGGGTTCCCAATATAAGTTTTAAAAAACCCGGTCATATAAAGTCTTCGAGCAATTAAAAGAGTGCCAATGAGTGCGCAAGCATAGCGGAAAATCTTCCATGAGTCTGTGCCAGTTAACCAATAACGTAATGATAGATGCTTCATTGTGCGTCTTGTACGGTCTGGAGCCACTGAATTGCCCAAACTAAGAGCAATTCCATTCATAGTGGCAGACAAGGCATTGTGATAAAAGAAATTGTCAAGCTCGGCACAGAAGATTTTGTACCGATTATAATCAGTAGCAATCCATTTCACTTTATATTTAATCACAACATCATTTTTCCGAACCAATTCTTGGTAAGTGACTAAATTAACTGAGTTGACTCTAGCAGTAAAACCAATCAATATTGGTATTAAATCAGATGGGAGAGAACCTTTCCTAAGGACTCTCCATTCTAAAAACCAGCGTTTTACTGTAGTATGATACTCGAATTCAACCCATGGAACTTCCTGTTCTTCAAGGAATTCTTCCTCTTCAGAGGAATATTCGATGGTATCAGGAATAGATAGGGGAATTTTCTCTTTGAACTCAAATTTCTTTAACAAAGGTTGTTTGAGAACAGGGAGAGACTGAGGTTGTGGTAAAGATTCTTGTTTAGAAACTTTTGCAATTATTATGTGCGTCGCTTTATCCACAATCCATTGGTTTGGAGGGCACATTGGTAAGGATAAATTGTCTTTGTCTGGCCCCTTGCCACGTGCAATTTGCTGCACAGGATCAACGGCTCTGATGCGGGGTTTAGACAAGCGAGAATAATGTTTGAGCTCCTTAGAATTCAAATCCTCCGCTTTGTGGTTCAACTCATACTCATAAAATTTTTGAAATATGGTAGTGTGAGTCATTAATTTGCGTATGGAAGGCATCTTATTGGCGGAAACAACATTTAAATACGTTTCAAGCCTAATAAAATAATCCTTAATCCATTGCAAAAAATTGATGCTAAAAACACGGTGTGTGTGATGAGCAGTATCCAGGACGCTGTTACTAGTTTCAAGTTGTGAAGAAGATTCTTCCAAATCATCAGTCAGGTTAGTTGGGGAATTTGAGGGAATTAAATCGCCCAAATTGCCAACAATACCGTCATGTGACGAGATGTCTGAATTGTCTTCCTTCTCAGAGATAGTGAGTCTCTGGTCATTAGGTCCATTGCCCACTTTGACTAAGTCAGTGGGTTGGTTTGTAATCAACGAGATCTGTTTTGGATCCATATTAATTACGGTGTAGAAAAACGCTTACTTGTGACAAAGTGTCGCTTCAGGGCCG